TTTGGATCATTAGTGCCTTTCTTTTTATTTCTATTGTCTTGCTCAAAATCTGTAGCTTCTTCTATCTTAGAGTTACCGTCATCATCAATAAATCCTTCTAAGTTCTCAAATATTGGTACAAAGTATCCGCACTCTGTACCCATAGCACCATCATCCCATTCGTTTGCAAAAGATAAACAGTCATATGACTCTGGATTATAGAATAGTTCTTCCATACCTGCAAAGTCTACACCCTGTGTACCGCCTGTACCAAAAGCAATCATAGTACCTAGTGTCTTACTACCTTGACGCATAGTTGGCATGGCTACTTCCCAAGCTTTTAGTAGTCCTGGGAACGATCCTGCCTCTTCAAAAAAGATAAGTTCACCTGCTTTACCACGGACTTTGTCTGGATCGTCTTTCAATGACACACCTATGATCTGTGATTTCATACCCATCTCTACAAGTGCACCATTTACATTCTTCTTGTACCCAGATTGCTTGTGCATCTCTCTATCTCGTAGTCTTGGTTGTGTCCATGCTGTATTATCATCTACAAATGACATAATATCCCAAGCTTTGGACAATAATCCGTCCCCAATCAGGTATTCTTTCTGCCCTGCAAAAACATAGTTCTTACTATTACGCACATGAAAGTAATTACGTACAAGCATAGCAGCAGCTTTATAAGAAAATCCTTTACGACGTGCTTTTAACACCGTCATATGCTTGTTTTCTTTCCTACATCTGTCTACTGATGTAAAATATTTCCAATCTCCGTCGTAAAATGCTGGGAATGTACGCTCTCTTCGCGCTATAACTGTACCGTCTGGCAGTTCTTCATCAACAGATCTGTCGATGGGACAATAATTTAGATAGAAATAGTGATTGCCTGTAATAGTTATACCATTGTGTGTATATCCATACAGACATCGCTGTCTTTCTTCGTCCCAATATTCAAAGTAAGGCTTAGTGCCAGGTAGTGCATCTGTGTAATAACCATTTTTTAGGTACCTGTTAGCTGCTGGAGCTAGTCCTTTGGTTCCTTTAAAAACTTTACTTTTATGTTCTGTAACTCCTGACATTTTTCGTATTCTTCTATGCTTATAAAATGATCTATTAGCAGATCTAATGTAGCTTCATCTCTACCATCACCTTGTATTGGATCAAATGGTAAATAGAACTCATTAATACTACCAGTTGAATCAGCTTCTTCAAATATATCATCAAGAGTTATTCTTTTTGTGACGAAGTTATATGCATTGTCCATTGCTGCATTGTAATCTTCTATGTCATCTAAAAAATCCATCTCTCAAATCTACGAACTATATTTGTTAACTACAACTCCTCCGCGTGTATTTGTATTTATTTGTTCTTGTTTAGCTACTTGCTCTTCTAGTTTTGATAGCCCATCAACTACATCACCCATCTTAGATAAGTTAGCAACTAAGTCCTTTGCATGGAATATTGGTCTACCATTATCATCCATAAGAGTAAGATCTACAGTTTCAAAATACTTCTGTAGTTTTATAACAGATGATCTAGCTGCATTTAGTAATTTTACTGCAGATGTTTCTTTGAGTTTTCTATATGTGCTACAAGCTGTTTGTACTTTTGTAGATACTTTGTAATCTTTCCCATATACTCCTAATGCAACCTCATCATGTCTAGCCTCTAAGTCATATACTGCGTATGGAGATCTATGATCACACATAAAGTAAACATATGCAAGTTGTTTAGAATCTAAGTCCTTAAATTCTATAATGCTTAGTGCATATGGTGAAGGCACTGCTACGTTATCAACTATCTCCAGTAGTTCCATTTAATATATCTCTTCTTTCTTTCTTTGAGTAGAATCTACCAAAGTATGGTAGTCTTACACTATCAAACTTACCATTTGACATAACTTTTGTAACATACTTAAACTGACTGTTCACAATTTTTTCTACCTTCTCTAAAGGTAAGTTATACTTAGTTGCCAGAGTTTGTATTATCTCCTTTTTTGACTTCGCCATTGTCTTGTGCCTTCCATTTGTTTATAGGGCATGTGGTTGTTTTCCATTTTGCTTTGTGTTCTATTAAACATCCACACTTACCACATCTCATTCTCTCCCTTATTATATGCTCACAACTATTACAGTCAGATAATCTAGCTTTATAATCTTCAGGGCTCACATTCGGAGCTCCTTCAGAAATATACTTAGTAAGATCTTTACTAAAACTCTTAGTCATTTGCCAAATACTAGGCAGCTTGTCTTTACTCATTCCAGTTAATATTTACTTCTACTTTCTTAGTGCTTAAATCTAACAGTCTGTTTAGTATATAGTTTTTGCCTTCTTTACGTATAGCTCTTTTG